CAGGCTAAGTTCCGGGAGATCTGGAACGAGATCAGGGGAACGACCAGCGAGTCGCTGTCCTCTATGACCGAGGATGTCAGAAACAGCATGGCAGAAATGTCTGGGCTGGTCGGTCAGCTCGGCTCCCAGATCAATTCCCTCGGCGGATATGTCAGCGGGCTGGGCCAGACCATCGGCTCTGATTTCGTGACGAATCTGGGCAACGGGATCAGCAAGGTCGGCAGCTTAGTGAACAACGTTGGCGGCATCATCGACAAGGTGACATCCATCGGCGATACGTTCTCCAGGCTGACCGGCAGTGTGCAGAACTTCAGCAGTTTGTTCTCGGACGGCGGTTTGATCTCCAAGCTCGGTAACCTCGGTTCCGGTATTCAGAAGCTGGTTTCCAACTCCGGCTCCGGTATTTCCGGGCTGCTCTCCAATGTGTCCTCCGGCTTCTCCGGGGTGCTGTCCAAAGTCGGCACGGGCATCACGAATCTGGTGTCGAACGCCGGTTCCGGCTTGTCAGGGCTGTTCTCCAGCGTCGGCTCCGGTTTCAGCGGCATTGTGTCGAAGATCGGCTCCGGTATCTCCGGGCTGGTGGACAGTGTGGGTTCCGGGCTCAGCGGTGTAGTATCCGGCATCGGGTCTACACTGGGTGGCATCGCATCCTCGGCTGGCAGTGCGATCACAGGGCTCCTTGGCTCTGCGGGTACAGCAGCATCCGGCCTTGCGGCGACCGCTGGAACGGCACTGTCCGGTGTGGCTGCCTCCGCAGGTACAGCCCTGTCCGGCATCGCGGCTTCTGCGGGAGGCTTCCTCTCCACGGCAGGCACGGCGCTGGCAGGTCTTGCGGGTCCGGCCGGCATCGCTGTCGCGGCGGTGGGCGCCGTTGGCGTGGGTGTCAAGGCACTGTGGGATAACAATGAGGACTTCCGCAATGGCATGACCAACATCTGGAATGGTATCACCTCTAACGTATCGAATGCGGTAAACGGGATCAAGAACGCCATCTCCAATACGGTATCCTTTGTGTCCAACTGTGTGTCGTCGGTATGGAACGGCGTCAAGAGCGTTGCCTCCACAGCAGTCAGCTGGGGCAAGGATATCTGTTCCGGCATTGCTAATGGCGTCAAGTCTGCGGCAAGCGGTGTGTTCAATGCGGTCAAGAACGTGGCCAGCGGCATTGCCAGCTTCCTGCACTTCTCGGTGCCGGATGAAGGCCCTCTTGCTGATGCCGACACCTATATGCCCGACTTCATGAAGCTGCTGGAAGGCGGTATCCGGAAGGATTCCGGTCCGGTCATCGACCGCATAAAGGCATTGACAGGACAGATCCGCGCGCAGATGTCGGATATGGGGGATCAGCAGAATGACCTGTTCGGCCTAGGGGCGCTAAAGAAGCTGAAGCTCCCGAGGATTGACCTGCCGATGCTCCGGTTCCCGGAACCGTCCTTTGCAGGCATGACCAGCGGAAGCACCACCAACAACAATACGACCAACCACAACAAGACCACCAACCTGGGCGGCGTACACATCACAGTCAACGGCTATAACGCCAGAAATGATGATGAGCTTGCCCGTGTCGTGGCCGACAAGATCAACGGCATGATCTCTGAGGATGATGCCGTATTCAAGTAAGAGGAGGGGTGAAGGATGGCAATCTCACCTTTTGAGACGAGAGGGCGGTTCCGCCGGAATTACCTCTCTTTTGCGGGCAGGAACAGCAAGGAGTTCCTGCTCTACCTGTCCGGCCCCGGCGTGTATAATTCGCCGGAGGTGGATGTAACAGCGACCTCTGTCCCCGGAAAGAACGGCGATATCCTGACGGAGAACGCCAGAAGCGGGCAGAGGCGCTTTCACAACGTGGATATCAAGTACGAGGCATTCTTCTTTGATGGCCTCCCCGCCAAAACGACCGCAGTCAAGAGCTGGCTGCTGTCGCCGGTGGGCTACCAGAAGCTCATGGACACCTACAACCCGGATTTTTTCCGCATGGCGGTGTGTCGGGAGGCGGTGGAATTTGAGGTCACCGGCCAGAAGGCGGCAAAGATGGAACTGGTATTCCATTGCAAGCCCCAGCGGTGGAGCGTGGAAGGGCAGAAGCCTGTGCGGATGGAAGCGGCGGGCGTGATCCGCAATCCCTTTGATTTCCCTTCCCAGCCCATCATCCGGGTGTACGGGGAGGGAAGCGGAAAGCTGTATGTGGGGGACAACCTCATCACGATCCACAGCTTTGATCGGTATGTGGACCTGAACTGCGACACCCACAACGCCTACAATGCAGGCGGTTTCTGCAACAACACCATCCTGTCGGATGATTTTCCCAGCCTGCCGCCGGGCAAGACCAGGATCACATGGACGGGCGGCGTCACAGCCGTGGAGGTCACTCCGAGGTGGTGGACGCTATGATCCCATGTCTGTATGCATCCGATGAAACAAAATTTGCCGATAACGGCATCGGCAAGCTGGCGGACTGCCAGTCCTGCCTGGTCACCGAAAAGCGGAACGGCAGCTATGAGCTGAAGATGGAGTACCCGCCGGACGGCATCCATGCGGGGTATCTGGAGGAAGGGAACATCATCCTCGCAAAGCCCGCAGACCAGACGGAGAACCAGCCGTTCCGCATCTACAAGATCACGACAAATCTCACGGACTGTCTTGAAGTCCTGGCACGGCACATCTCCTACCAGCTGAACTATATCACAGTCTCTCCATTTTCGGTCTCCGGCTGTGTCAGTGCGCTGGCTTCCCTGAAAGCAAATGCCGCGACCGAGTGCCCGTTTGATTTCTGGACGGACGTGGAATCTGGGGCGAAGCTCAAGCTGACCGTCCCGGTCTCGCTGCGCAGTGCTCTTGGCGGCATGGATGGCTCTGTGCTGGATACCTTTGGCGGGGAGTTCGAGTGGGACCGGTATACGGTCAGGCTACACCGGTCAAGGGGCCGGGACAATGGCGTGCGCATCGTCTATGGAAAGAACCTGATCGATTTCAAGATGGAGCGCAACATCGAGAACGTCATTACGGGGGTCCATCCATACTGGCAGGACAGTGAGTCCGGCGCGGTGATGGAGCTGCCGGAAAAGATCGTGCTGCATCCGGCAAGGTCTGTGCCGTATCAGCGGATCATCCCGCTCAACTGTGCAGACCAGTTCACGGAAAAGCCGTCTGCCGCCGATCTGCGCAATTATGCGACCAGCTATCTGAAGACCACATCCCTGACGGAACCAAACGTGGATATTACCATCGACTTTCTCCAGCTGTGGCAGACGCCGGGATATGAGGACATCGCGGAAGCGGAGCGGGTCAGGCTGTGCGATACGGTCTGGGTGTATATCTCCAAGCTCGGCATTGAGGTCTCATCCAAGGTCACCGAGACCGAATACGACACGCTTCTGGAGAAATACAAGAGCGTCACGCTTTCCAACTCTGTGGTCAGCAGCCGCAACAGTTCCCTGTCTGCGTCCCTTGGCAGCATCCGCAGTGAGGCGAGCAGCGCCTATCAGGCGGCGATCCGCGTGGAGAGTTCCATTACGGATGTCACCACCCTTGCGGAGAACCAGGGGTACTTCAACGTCCTGTCTGCGGCGATGGTCGGGTTCCATTATGCCAGCGGCACGGACAGCAGCGGCAACGTGGTACGCTATGCGTACAATGCCGTTTCACTGGAGAAATCCACGCTGGCATGGCGGAGCGGCAAGGACGGCCTGTTTGTATCACGCAACGGAGGAAAGTCATGGGAGTACGGATGGAATCAGGACTATGAGGCGGTGGCTACCGTCTTTCAGACGATGGAGCTGTCGGATGAGATCCTGAAAACGCTGGATGACCGGTACCGGATGGCCGGGGAACTGACGGAGGAACTGATGCAGTCTCTGGATACCCGGTACGAAACCGCCGGAAAGCTGGCCGAGAAGCTGTGGCAGGAGCTGGATGAGAAATACGGCAGACAGCAGATCGCCTTGTCGGAGACAGCCCCGGAAGAGCCGCAGGAGGATGTCCTGTGGGTGGACAAGTCCATGAGCCCGAAGCGGCTGAAGCTGTGGAACGGCACAGACTGGGAGATCGTTGGCTATGAACCGCCCGAGGAGCCGGAAACACCGGTTGACCCGGATACACCTACAGACCCGGATACGCCAGTTGACCCGGATACGCCCACTGACCCAGAGACGCCGGTTGACCCAGAAACATCGGGCGGAGAGGAAACGCCCATTGAAACACCGGATACACCGGAGGAAGGAGACAATGCAGATGCCGAAACAGACACCGATTACGATCCAGCAGGCAGTTGACCTGTCGCTGACGGAAAACCTGATCCCGGCAGTCATCCATGTGAAGCAGTATGACCATATTGCCCGGCGCATCGGCTGTGCCCTGTATCTGGACTCTGTGCTTTACCAGATCCCGGACGGGGCTATCGTGAACTGCACCGGGACGCGGCCGGACGGGAATGTGTTCCAGTACAGCACCG